GCTTGCTCTAAATAACTTTGTGCATCAATGTAGCTATCTTCTTTAAATCTATTTGTAGCTCTAACTAACTTTGCAGCTGTGTACATTAAGCAAACTTGGTATGGTAAAATTTCAGTTTTTAAATTATCAGACAAAAGTACGGACCAAATTTTTGCAATCGATTTCATATTGCGATCAAATGATCCGTACTCTGCCTCCTTTGTTTTTTTTATGGAGTTCAATCTTTTATTTAGATTGTTTGTTTCCACTCTTACTCCAATCTCTGTGAGCTTCTTTAATAAAAAACTCAATTGTCTTACTCATTGATATTGGCAGCTCAAATCTTTTAGCAGCCAACTCTTCAATTTTTTTGTAAGTTTCAATGTTGATTGCTACTGATCTAAACTTATCTAAATCCATTACATTTTCTCCAATTCATCTACATTAAATGATGTTTGTGCAGACATTGTATTGTTTGCAGCATCAGCAACTTCAACTCTATGAAACCAATAATATTCAGATCCTTTTGGCATCTTACCTTCGCCACTAGCAATCGATTTATAGGCACCAAATCTGTATTTTACTCCAGCAATATCTATTGAGCCTGAGAGATCATAACTATTTGGATTTTTTTTATCAGATTTAGGAACTGCAATTCCTAAACTCTTTTTTTTTGTTTCAACCATTATTAAGGTTAACTCCTTTGTTTGTTAGGTTAGTTTTTACGACTGTAAATTTTTCCATAAATCTTTTGTAAGATAATGGATTGTGAACTTTTAATTTTTCAAAAGTTGGTTTGTAAGTTGACAGCCATGCTTTGTAGGCTCCAAGATGACTAATCACTTCAAGCTCAGTTAAAGCCTTTTGTAACTGTTTATCTTGCTGTTCGATTGCCAGACTAACTTCCTCAGCAGAAGCAATCTGATCGTTTATAATTCCAAGAAATGCAAGCGCACGACCTACTGCAGAAGTTTCTGCATTTTCAAGCGCACTTGTTTGGTTAATCCTGGATGCAGATCTAAACTCTTCTGCAAGTCCTGTACTAACGTGTTTTCCTTCAAGGAATATATCCGCCTGGACAACAGCTTTCTCGTTATCCAATTGAATAATTTTTGTTGTTATATCTAAATCTACGCCTAAATTTCTGCGTGCTATAGCAAGTCTATGTGCAACAGTTGCATAATCTTTGCCGTGAATAGATATCGTTTGACCATTTAATGAATTCTTAAAATCACTAATGGTTTTTATTAATTTATCAGCCATAAAATTAAACCTCCTGTTATTGTTGTTAATGCTAGTGCTAATAAAATTCTTTGACGTCTCAACTTTTGTTGTAACTTTCTATCCTGTAAAATTAGCGAACCAATATATTTATACATTCCACAATAACTTTGCATGAGATACAAATTCAGATCCAATATTCCATTGAAAAGGATGATCGAATTGCGGATCTATATCTTCAATTAAATTTTTTTTGATTTCATCAACACTTAAATGTTGATACCTTGTAAATAATCGCTCTCTTCTTTTTGCTACATTCATAATAAATTTAAAATTTTTTTTTAATCCTTCAACGGTTAAATCAAAACAATTAGTTTCATCAAAAATTGCAAAATCTTGTTCTGATACGTAAAGAAGTTTTATTGGGACTGTGTAATTGTACGCAGCAGCGTAAAAAGAAACTTGTATTAAATGTGATTGAGAAGGTAAGACTGGGCATTTAGAAGATACAAATGACAAAGTACCATCTTTTTTTATTTTACCTGGTCGTGACCAAACGGTTTTTAGTTCAAGAAGAAAGGATCCAACAGGCTGTGCTAATGAAGGAGAACCTGTTGGCAAAGACTTGACTAAAGATCCAAATTCAAAATCACTTCTACCAATAATGTCAAGAAAGAGAGAAGAAACATTACTTGGAATAGTGACGTGATTTTCACAAGTTACAGGACCAGCCTTACCTAATTTTCCAATTGCTTGGAAAGCGTTGTCAATTGTACAAGGTATTGTAATTAGATAATGATCTTTTTTTGCTTGATCTTTATCATCAATAGGCTCGTACTTTTTGAATTCATCTAATGCAGCACGTACTGCAAAATCTTTTTTTAATTTAATATGATTTGTAGCTTGTAATTTATTTGCAGAATTTAATTTCCAAAGTACATCAGCATAGTGCAATTGTAGAGCGTTGTTAACACAAACTCCTGCGGACATTTGTGCGTTGCCTTCAAATAATCTTCTAATTTTTTGATCACAAATTATATATTTATAAATGTATGGACCATCAGGCATTAATATTTGGGTTGGTGAATGGTGAGTTAATTTTAATTTTGTAGCAAAAGTCGGAAGTTGATTTTGTATTTCCGAAAGTGGATCTAAAATTTTATTTTGTGAAATTATATTCGTGTTTAACATAACACGACATATATTCTTTTAGTCTAAGATGTCTATTTTAATTGTCAGATTTGACTATTAAAAGTCTACCAAGGCTGTTTTGTCTTTATTGACTGATATGACAGTATTGACATTTTTGTTTGTTCTTTTTTTTTGCCTTTGTAACCACATTTGAAATTTATCTGAAGGATAATGAGGTCTATTACAAACTATAAAATATTCTGGAACATCTCCATTGTTGGCTCGTGGATTATCACGCATTGTTTTTAATGTGCGTTCATCAATTCCATAAAGTCTTTTTATTTTAGATGGTTTTAAAGCAACGCCTATAAATTCGTTCATGCAGTTTTTTTCGTTTGTATTGTTTTAATTTCATTATCTAAATTACCAAGTAAATTTTCGTATTGATTTAAAACTTGTTGATATTTTTTTTTAACCTCGGTATTTTTTTTTCGATCAGTTATTTCAAATAATAATTTTTTTGTTTCTAACAAAGTCTTTTCAACGTTATCTATTTTTTCTTGTATATCTTTTCTTAAAATTGCGTTTTTAACTCTGTTTGATTTTTTTGTAATTACTGGATCAACAATTGCAACTACAGGAGATACAAATAAAGGATCAACAACATCTTCTATTATAATTTTATTTTTTGCAAACGGATCTGGGTTTAAAATATTTATTTTACCACGAGAGTTTTCGTAAATACCGTAATAATATTTAATCTCATCAATACCAAATTCTTCATGTACAAATTTTTTGCCAATAATAACCAATTTACCATGATAGTTTTTTGTATCGCTGCCTTTGTAATAAAAAATTATATGATTGTGGTAAATAGAACCTCTGCTTAAAATTTTTATAGCTTTTATAGATGGTCTGTAAATATCTCTTGGAACTGTAACTGTTTCATTATAATAATACCAAATCTCACCTGGCACATAATTATTTTCTCCTAATTCATTTGCTGACAATAAGTCTACAGCTCCCCAAACTTCACAACGTAATTCATTAAATAATAAATCTACAGGATCGCAATTTAAGATTTGCGAATAATGTATTGCTTGATCAATGGATATATTTCTTTTGCCTCGAACTTCCTTCCAAACATTTGCGAAATTTTTTTCAGCTTTATCTGCAAAAGATTTATCATTAAAATTATTAATATGTAACTGTGTGCTTAATTGCTCTGCTGTATCTGCAACTGAAAAATAGCCGCTTAGTAATTTTTTTTGATATTCATTTTTTTCAAAAGTCCATTCATTTATAAAATCTTCTTTGTTTTTAATAAAATCTAAAGTTAAAATTTTTCGATAAACATCAATGGAATTGCCAGAAATTTCATAGGTCCATGTTTTACCTTTATAGTCATCAGTTACTTTTAAAGACCAAATGTTAATTTCAACTGTTGCAAATGTGCCTGTTTGTACTCCTGGGTTTTTCTTAAATGTTATAAAATAATCAAAATTTTGCGCTGAGTTAAGTTCTTGCTCAATCGGCTGCGTTGGTTTCCAGATGGTTTTTAAAGCTATTTCCATAGATATATAAGATTATATAATTTAGACTATTTATATAGTCAATCCTGACAAAACACTTGACAGCCTATCTGGGTAAATTATTGAGGAAATATTGTAAATTTATACGGATTAAATAATGGCTAGAGATGAGTTTTATAGCGTAACACGCACTCCTGTAAGCATTTGGCATAGAAATCAACACGATTTAGTGGCCGCAACGGATATTGATTTATGCGAAATATGTCCAGCTTGCGCCAAAATCCTTGTTATTAGTGATACAATTTACAATTTAGATGGATCATACAAAGGCAAGTCAGAGTGGCTGCAAAGACCATACAAAGAGATTGCAAAGGCTTTAAATATACCATTTTGGTTGGTTTTTTACACAGTTGATGAATTTAACTCACAAAGACCAATAATAGAATTTAACATTAAAAGAGTTTATCCAAATCCATCAAACGATCTAATTAAATTAACAC